ACTCAAAGAGTTATAGCCATATTATTCGCAATGTATACGGAGTTCCTAAAGAAGAATTCAACAAGATTCATGATACTCAGCCCATCATTAGTATGGCTAGTAGCATTGGTCGATATTACGAAGATTTGCACCAACTCAACTGCCGCAAAGAAATCGGTGAGAAGATTGACGAATATGCACACATCAAAGCTATTTGGTTAGCACTGAATGCAAGCTATGCACTTGAAGCATTGCGATTCATGGTATCGTTTGCAACAAGTCTTGCTATGGTAGAGAATAAGATTTACATTGGTAACGGAAACATCATCTCCTTGATCCTGCAAGACGAAGTGTTACATAAAGAGTGGACAGCTTACATTATCAATCAGGTTGTCAAAGAAGATCCTCGCTTTGCAAAAGCTAAAGTCGAGTGTGAGCGAGAAGTCTATGAAATGTACCTTGATGTTATTCGTGAAGAAAAAGCATGGGCAGAATACTTGTTCAGCAAGGGTGTTGTTATTGGATTAAACGCAGAGATCCTAAAAGACTTTGTTGATTACACCGCATTTACATCACTAAAAGAAATTGGTGTTAAATATAACGAGAATCACCCCAAGTCTAGTCCTATTCCTTGGTTCAATAAACATGTGAACATTAACAAGAAACAGACAGCCTTGCAAGAAAATGAGTCAACTAATTACGTCATCGGCGTCATGAGTGACGTAGTTGAATTCGATGCGTTACCCCAACTATAAGGAGAAAATTATGAAAGCAATCGTGTGGTCAAAATATAACTGCCCTTACTGCGAACAAGCTAAGGGCTTGCTCAAGATTAAGGGCATCGAGTTTGAAGAAAGAAAAATCGGAGACGGATGGACTAAAGAAGATTTACTAGAAGCAGTGCCAACTGCACGTACAGTACCTCAAATTTTCTTAGACGATGAATTGGTCGGTGGATTCACTGAACTAAAAGCTAAACTTACAGAAAGCACAGTATGACATTAGAAGTCGGAAAAGTATATACATTCAAACTGAATAGTGGCGAAGAAGTGGTCGCAAAGTATAGCTCAGAAGTAGTGGGTGACTATATTAACGTGACTGAACCAGTATCTATCGCCCCGGGGCCACAGGGTATGGGACTAGTACCTAGTCTTTTTACTGCTGACCCGTCACAATCTGTCACGATAAATACTAATAGTATTGCTATGTACTGTGAAACTGAGGATTCAGTCAAGATGAAGTACATCGAAGCAACTACTGGTATCAAAGTACCAGACAAAAAGATCATAATGGGATAAAATGGCAGCATTGAGCAGAGTGGGTGATACCAATCAACCCGGTGGAAAAATTGTGAGGGGTGCAGGTACTGTTATTTGCAATGGTATACAAGTGGGATTGCACACTAGTACTATTACGCCTCATGCACCATGGGGTAAACCACACCCGCCGCACAATGCAGCTAAAACAACTGATGGCAGCCCTACTGTATTTGCTGAGGGCGACCCAGTATTACGTGTAGGTTCTGGCAATACTTGTGGTCACAGTATAGTTGTTGGTAGTCCTGACGTAGAGGTTCCATGAGTTTTAGTCCACTTAATATAAATTCAATAGGTCAACTATTACAGAATCAAGGGTTGCAAATCAACCCTATTGCACAATCCTTTATGGGTGTAAGTGAGTTCGTACACTCTAGCTATACTAAAGGAACTACAGTTGGAGGAACAGTACTAGATCCACTGACTGACGCTATAAAAACAGCGTATGATAGAAACCTAGTAACTAGCTCAGTGTATAATGCTATCACTACGATTGGAGCAAATTCTATCGCCGCATTAGGTGCCAGCAAACCTTCTACTTTTACAAACACTTATAATAAAGAAATGTCACAATGGGGTTGGTTGAGACTTATCCCTTGGCAGGCATGGAAAGAATTTTATATCAACAACGGAAGTTATACTGATTTCTGTTCTACGTTTAGTACTTGTTTCGGAAAGTACAAGCAACTTAACTTGCCAATCGAAGCAGCCAATAACTCTATTAATTACTTAGATCAAGTCTACAGTAACATGAATGATTTGATTAGTGCAGACATCACGGGTGTATCACTAAGCACATTCTATTGGGGACAAGATTTAATTAAGTCAGGTAGAGCGATTGATTTACTTGAAATCGATGCATTCGGTGAACCCGACGCATTGTTGCGCAACTTAAATAAAAACAAAGCAGTTACACAGGCTTTGGGGTTAGCTCTATTAAGTGCGGGATTTACTGATACAGAAGTGAAATGGTTAAGCGCAGGCACCACTAAAGCTACATTCGACCAACAAAAACTTATGTATGCTGCGTTTTGTTTGATTACTGATGCAGATTTGATTGACGTTCTTATTCCGTTAAATTGTCAGACTGCCGGTTTAACGTCATTAGCAGATTTGCTTGACCCTAAAAAGTTGTTCCCCAACTCATACATGACATTAACGGTTCCGGTGTTCAACGCTTCACCACAACCCACAAATAGTAAAACATACTATCCGATATACACGACTTCGGGCGGAGTAAACTCCCAAATCGCAAATAAATTTGAAGCAAGATTGACAGGGATTCTTCCCACCGACATTGCACAGGCTGCAGGTGCCTTTTCAATATCAATGCTACAAGTTCGCAACATTCAAAGCATGAGTATTGAAAAGTTCAGCCAAGCAGTGACTAATTTGGAAAACGTCAGCGACCTAGATGTTAATGGTACTAATGTTCCTACTAATGCAAGTCTAGCACAATCTGCACTCGCATATCTAGCTTTGGGTACAGGCGTCAAAGGTCTGTATACTATGTGTGACTTCTTTGGTGCAATGACAAACATTCACTATCCGCACAAGTTACTAACCGATCAAATTACTAATTTACAAACCAGTAAATTGTTTAACATATACGAAGAACTTAGATTAGCAGTGTCTTGGGAATCTGCTACAGTCTCAGTTCAATATAGTACCGAAGAAGTCGAAATTAGTCCAGGCGTTGTTGAATACCGATATAGAGTCACAGGCATAACAATTACTGACGGTGGAGGGGGATACGGTCGGGGTGGGGCTCCTGCTCCGATCATCACTTTTACAAACGGACAAGGCGCGTCAGCTACTACTCTTATAAGTGATACTAAGTACGGAAGAGTTAGCCTCAAAACTGTCACACCATCATCAAATTATTCTTTGGTGATACCTACTGCAACAATACAGGCTCCGCCTACTGAGTTATTGCCAGTGCAAGCCAATGGTACAAAAGCAACGAACGGAACTAATTCTATACCGGGAACTACTGGCTGGCCGCAAATGAACACCCCCGTGCAAAACTATATCAATCAAGCGAATACTGAAATTGCGTTGATTCAAAGTAATAATCCTACTGCAGCCACAGCGATCAATAACACATATAATACTTTTGGAACATACTTGAAGAAAGAGCAAGATGCTAGAAGCCTAGCTCTACCTGGCATCGAAGATTTGACTAGTCAACCAAGTGATGTAGTCGTGTTTGTCAACGGATCATCGTCATTTAGTATGGATACTACTACATTTGGTGCAAGCAACGTACTAAATCAGATATATAATCCAGCTTTCTTGGGCGGAAGATCATTAGTTGCAGGATTACGTGAAGCAAGAAATCAAGCACGATTAAGTCTTGCGGGTGGAACATTAGACAATGATGTAAACGGAACAGCAGAAATACCTTTGCCTAAAGTCAACGGTCTCTCTTTGAGCGACTATATTGCAGAACAACCTTCTCAAGGATTCTTATCAGCATACCCTTTGTCTCCCGGGGAAGAGATACCACCGGGGTTCATTGTCGATCCAGTAGGCAACATCATAAACGACGGACCCACAAATGGTTACGGAGACCCGCCATTCGACAACTGGAACTTGGTTAAGCCAGTACCCGACTATACAATAGGTATTGACATTATTGATTTACCATTGTATAATGGGCAACCAGACGTTCCTGGAAGTTTTGCGGGATCACCTGATAGCAATTTAATTCCTGATAACTTAAGTATTATAGTTACCCCATCGGTGAAAACTATACTAACACCGGACCAAGCCATAGCAGAAGTTTTACGCTGTAACTGCGATTGCTGGGACGACTTGTAACCTTTACGGTTGCATTTAAACAATTCTGGGTGTATAATTGTAAGACCCGGAGAAAGGAGAGACATGTCTCTAACATTTCCAAAACTGATGAAGTTTTTTATTTTTATTCCTCTGATCCTATCCAGCCTTCTTGTGATGGACAGAACAATTCACGTAGCAGAACCTGCACCAATCCCCAAAGTAGATTGGGCACAAGTCAAATGTTTAGCTACTGGCATTTTCTTTGAAGCAGGATCTGAATCCTATGTAGGTCAAGCCGCTGTAGCTAGAGTTATTATGAACAGAGTCCGTCACGGATTCGCTAGCACGCCTTGTAAAGTTATCTATCAAACTCACGTAGTACAAAAAGACGACGGGCGTTTCAAACTATGCCAATTCAGTTGGGTTTGTGACAATAAAGCAAAGCCAAACGAGAAAGACCCTAGATTCATTCAAGCAATGGATATTGCATATAGAGTAATTGCATTCGATGCATATAAAGACGTAGTGCCTAAATCTGCATTATTCTTTCACGCCACTACTGTAGACCCTAATTGGCCCTACAGAAAACTAAAGCAAATTGGTAATCATATTTTTTATGCAAGAGGCAACAAAAAATGATGAACCGTAGCCCAGAACGAGGATCTTTTCATATCGAATGCGAACTCAAAAGTGTAGAAGAAGGTCGCAAAACTGCTGAACAAGCAGAAGAAATGATTGAGTTCTACAAGTC